CATCTTGACTTCTTTGGCTCTGGATGCTGCAGTACCACCTACAATCTCACCATCTTCAATCGCCGGAGGGTTGGTGTTGGCTTCCTTGGTCATCATTTTTTCATATTGGTCATATAGTCTAGCGTCTAAGTCAAATTGTTCAGATGAAGCGATTGCTTGCTTGTGGAAAGTCCATGCAAGACCGGTCGGACGTTTAGCTTCTTCTACAAACTCACGAAAAAAGAATGGGATCAACTGTACTGCCAGCTGGCCGGTCTGTTGATTTGGTTGAATGAACAACGTCGCGGGGTTTCGTAAAACAACTTCTGTTTTGGATTCTGACTCATACTCACCGACAATTGTTCTTCCGGCGGCATCGACAATTACTTTTAATTCAAGGCTCATACGTATATGATATAATATATCACCAGTGTTTGCAAGTTGTTTGTTAAAATAATTTATGTAATTAGATCTTTATGCGTATGACGCGTTATTTGATCTAATTGCATTTATTATATCACAGTATTTTTGCGTTATATACTGTTTTCCTTTACTTGCGTAGTGAATAAAATTTGTATCGGTTGTAATTTTTTTCCAGTTTTTATTCCATACAGCATCAAGGTTGTCGGGTATGCAGCCGGTTTTAGAAAAAGCCATAGCCATGTAGTGCATGTCATACAATGATACCATTCCATTACCTGTACCTGTGTTCAATCTAGGTGCTTCACGAGTGAACATATCTTTATCAATATAATCTAACATGGTTTGAGCGATTTCCCCGGCGATTTGCGGTGTTATTATGATCACACCTCCATTGTAAGCAAGTGTTTCCGGTGGTAAGTCTACGTTCATTGCATGTTTTATCTGAGCTAACCATTGCGGGGAATTCCATACAGGTAGCATCGAAAACTGTGTGTCAAGTTCAAATATATTATCGGCCCTGTTGACAATCTCTATATCTGTATCCATATGTAGTATTTTTTTGTACGGTTGTTTACTAGCCCATTCAAAAAATAAACATTTTTTAAGAACACAAGAATCATTCCATGGTGTGATTTGAACGTCCTTGAATATGTCTAGATTACATGGTTTGGTATCCTCAACAATATCTGCATTAACTCTAGTCGCGTAACGTTTAATTTTAGGTATCAAATAATCATTTAATGTTTCATAAAAGCTAGGTTCACCTGGATTGACATTATTTTGGAAATGATAATCTTCACTTCTACTATATGTGTTTACAATATAAATTAAATTTTCGTTTTTATTTTGCATCGGTATCGTAGTTTTCGGAGTTTAGTTATTTCTTCTTTTTAATAACAGCGAAGTGCTCATGGGAGCCGGTTTTGGGATGTTTTACTGGGAACTCTACACTTTCTATCCGATCCTGAATATAGTTCAGGTCTTTTCCTTTTATAAAAAACGAATCTATATTTTCTTTATGTATATTTTTTAGAAAATTTACAGTTGTGAACTTGAGGTCCGGGACATCTATCCACCTGTTATCTAGTCGGTTCTCTTTTTTGTCAGGGTTGCAGGTACCTAGATCCTCTATTATGTAGATACCACCTGGTTTTAGTTTTTTAAATAAATATTTTAAAGATAGTTGTTGTTGACTCATCTTGTGCCCACCATCATCAATTATGATATCAAGGTCGCAAGATATGTTATTATTTATGAGTTCTCCATCTGTTTGATCGCCAACAATTACTTTGATTCTACCGAAATTATATATTTTTTGTTTATTTAAATTATCAATGATTCGGTTATTTGGGTAGTGAGTCTCAAGAGACTTCATGAAGCAATTAGTAGTTCCTATATCCAAACCATATATAGTAGAATTTTTAAAATATTTTTCCCATAGTAAATGGCTTGTTCCTTCTCGGACCCCTATTTCCAGTAAGTTTAACTTTTTGTCTTGTATATCTTTAAATAGTTCTTCGTAAACCGGAATGTACATGTCTGGCTTACCACTTCCAATAGCTATTTTTGGTCTATTTTTGTATATAGTTTTACTTTCTTTTATTATCTGTTCTAATGTCTGTTTGTGGTTCATATATGGTAGTATTTATAACTTCTTTTTATACTGATAGTAAATCGAATAGGTCTGTCTGTACTGCCATTCCTGGTTTTTTCGCCTTCCACTTGACACAATCGTAGAATCTCTCGATGATACTAAACACGATTTTATCAAACATTAACTCTCTATCCACCTTGAACAACTCTTTAAATTCTTTAGGGTAATAGTATTTGTAACCGATTGCGTTGATACCGTATCTGTTAGGTTGCTGAACATACAAATACCTCACTTTGTCTCCGTTACCTATCAGTTCGTATTCGTTCTCTAATCCAAGCTTTTCCAATATTTTATTGTGCATGTAGCTAGCTTTCACATGAATCGGCATGCCTTTACATGTGTTGAATTCATCGCATTTACTAGCGTATTTGTCATACTCCTTACATCCCATTCCAAATGCTATATCTTCTACTGATAGGTCTTTGAATATATCATAAGTCTCATTTAGTAGTTTGTTAGTGGCCCCTAGATTTTTAGATAACATCATGGTTTCTATTATCTTTTTAATGTACGGCTTGACCGGTTCTGGTATGGTTGTTCTCACCACCTCCACACCAGTGTATTTGAATTTATCCACCGGTATGCCCTCGTCATCTAAAACATGTAGTACATATCTTTTTTTCTCTAGAAACATGCCAACATCAGCTATACATTCGCGTTTGAACACGAATCTAGGATCTTTGCTGTTGAGATTAGATCTGGCCCATTGGTCTATACCTTCATTGAGGTAATCTTCTATATCCTGTACCGTTTTATATGTTTGTTTAGACACTCTGCCTGTGTCATCGCATAGTGTTTGACCTAAATGTTCATTTATATTTTTTATGCTTATGTAACTCGAATCTGTATCATTATATTTAATAATATCTTCTAATCTCAAATTGTCATTCTCAGTCACTTGTTTAGCGTAATCAAACAATATTTTATTAGATTGCTTGATTACCGCTTGGCCGGTCAATGTTATACTACGAGCGATATCCGGATCACCTAACGGGGCGTATTTGTTACCAAAATAGCCATAAATACTGTTGATCAAAATCTTAACAGTGTATTGTTTCACCCACCATGTTTCAGATTCATTCTTTTTGTACCGGTAATTAGGATCTTTTTTATCTAGTTTAGATAGTTCCAGCCGAGAACGATCCAGTTCTTTTTTGAATTCCACTCGCTGGGAATATAATCGATCCACAATTTTAGGTATTATACCTTTGGTTTTTTGTGTGAATAAAGCTTTGGCTTTGGTGATCGCGATTTGTTCTTTTTTAACAAATTTTATAAATTTGTCATGCGAGAGTTTGAATATCTTACCGTTCACATGTTTAACAACCACATGTTCTGAATCCTTTTCTATTATGTTACCGACCTTTGTTTCTGGTGATAGATTCAATGTTACCATGGTACTAGGGTACAGACTGTTAGCGTCAAAGCTAACGACATCTTGTTGAAAACCTCTTTCTGGTTCTCCTACGTACGCACCTTCATATTTACCATCTTTGTTGTATTCCTTCACGAATGTTGGTATGACGTACCCATCCTTTCTCGCTTGAATGACAGAAGCACCTGTGATGACTGTTAAGGTTCCCATGGAACTCTCTAATGGAGATAAACCTACATATGCTAACATTCTCAATAGCTTCAAATATTGTAATTTATCCTCCATCTTGACAAGTAGATTCACGTCTTGAATGTTGTAATCAACGAATGTTTTCCAGTCTTCATCTGCGAGCTGAGCCAAATTAATATTACCATAATCAATCTTCTTATCACCAAGTTCATGTTCAGCAATTGTATCAAGTTTGTAGTTTGGTCTCAATCCCATACTAAACTTTTTATATATATCTAGATAGTCTAAACTAGCGACACCTTTTATGTACCATCTCATCCGGTTTCGACCGAATTGACCGGCTATCTCTCTGCAATACACATCACCCACCGGACTTAATTGTTTGTATTCATCTTCATCTAGAATACGACCCATCCGAGTTATAATGTATGGTATGTCGAATAGTTCGCTATTCCATCCAGTGAGAATATCCGGGTGATCGTTGTTGATATAATCTAAAAATCTCCTGAGCATTTCAGCTTCAGTTTTGCAATAACAATATATTATACTCTTTTCAGATATGGTGTTGTTTGAAGTGCCTATGTTTGTAGTTTCATATGGCTTGGTACCCCATGAGTAAAACTTGTTTAGCAATGTATCATAGATTGTAATTACATTTATTGGATGTGTTGGATTTTCTACATCTGGAAAAGTGTCGGGAGAGTATGTCTCGATGTCAATGAACAATGTCTTTAACGGGTGTTGAGTGAACTCTGGAAGTTCATTTTGTTCCCAGTACTGATCTATTAAAAATTGTTGCTCGCTTGGTATATTTTCAAAAACTCTCTTGACACCACAGTCTTTTATGAACTTGTACCTATCGTATTGTGTTCTGAATGACCGTTTCTTTACCTTGGTGTTGAATATGCTAGTTCCATTGTTCTTACCGTTTGTCTCATAATAAACATATGGATTGAACGATGTATCATAACACACTCGATTACCGGACTTGTCCCATGTGAACAACTTACATAGCTCGTTTTTAGGGTCATATATTACGTTCCTATACACAAACGTATTATATGATACTATACGCTATGTTTCAACTATTTTTTATCAGGGTCTAGCGCTTCAATTTGCTTGCTGAAGCCGGTGACTACATCACCTAACACCTTACCTACTTGAGCTGGTGGTAGGTTTGAAGACATCAGGTTGTCTATCTCTCTAACCAACGCGCGACTCATGTCCACTGCTTCAATCAACTGAGTTTTGTATTCTGAACCGGTTGAGTCTTGC